ATTCAACGACTTATGAAAAATCAGATGAAACTACGATTCGGAATGAATGATATTACACCAGTACCAGAATGTGGAGCGCATCGCGGATAGATGAAACTACGATTCGGAATGAATGATATTACACCTTACATACAACTTCAACCCTCGCGGTGACAGATGAAACTACGATTCGGAATGAATGATATTACACCCGCTTCCAGGTACTTTATTTCCGCCTCGGAGATGAAACTACGATTGGGAATTATTGGATATGAAAATTCGTTTCGGGATGGATGTTATTACGCCAAACTTATTCACTCCATAAAAGCGTAAGCCGCATTTCGGATTGGATGATTAACATTAAGGAGAATTAACTATGGCAGAATTAACACTGGAAGAAGCAAGAAATGAAGAACCCGAAAAGAAGGAAGTGACGCAGGAAGAATTCGACAAGACCTTCCTGGAACTTCTTGGGAAATGCACTAAGACGGTGTTCTTAGATGACCACGGAAATGACTGCACTATTCCTACTAACCGTATCGACCTGCGAACTTCTGATGACAAATGGCTGTTCGACATCCAATTTACTGGAAAAGAGCATTTTTGGTTTAGCTATGAGCAGGTTTTGTCTATTTTAAAAGAAAAATATTCGTTGCAATATAATGAGATTCAACGACTTATGAAAAATCAGGTGAGCACACGTTTCAGAATTCATGAGTGTACACCAGAATTGTGTTCTATATGGCGGAACTCTTTGGTGAATAATACGGAGAAGAAAATATGACTCATCTATGTATTAAATGCCAAGGTACCGGTGTTATTACCGAAAAGGAAACTATGTTCATGCGAATGTTTCCTGTAGTACATTATATTACTAGTATGTGCCCTGTATGTAATGGTAATGGCGTTATTAAATCAAAGGGTGTTATTAAATCAAAGAATAAAAAATAAAGGAGGAATGATGTTTTATATTGAAAAAATGTGCAATGGCTTAGAAATTCCGTGTACAACAACGGATTATCATGCTATTTTAGGGAAAATTAGAGCTTTCAAATCATTATATGGCCTTCATAATTATGAGATATTTACCGAAGACCCTAGTTGTAAAAATCGATATGGTTGGCTTAAAAAAGGTTATGCTGAGTATTTCTTAGGCTTCGAAACTAAAAAGGAAGCTGAGGATTTTTGTTCGAAACATTTTATAGATTTGAAACATACTCTTGCCACATTTGGTGACGAGAGAACTAACTATCTAATAGTGGAGGAATAATGTTAGTAATTAAGGGAACAAAACAGAAAAAAGTACATCCTCATTTCAATATCAAGATTGAATATAAGGAAGATAAAAAGAGTAAATAATGCTAATTATTCACAGCTTATATTGAAAAAATGGAGAAGTGTTATGATAAAAAGTCCTAATAGTGAAATTATCGATATGATGCCCACGAGAGTGGAGGATCATAACGAAACACGAGAAGGAACATCGTCTGATTCGGGTTATACTGGTATAGAAAAACTTACTAAATGTGTTAGTGATCATGCTAGACATTAAACCTATAAATCCAGCTAATGTTTTCAACCTTATTTTGAGCCACAATGCAATATAACAAAAGTTTAATTCTAATAAGAGGAATTCCAGGGTCAGGAAAAAGCACTTTTGCTAAATCTATTATGAAAAAAGCTGATGGTGTGAAAAGAGAAATCTTTGAAGCTGACCAGTTTTTTATGAAATCTGGAAAGTATGATTGGAATCCTTCCAAAATAGCTGATGCCCACAAAGATTGTTTTGAAAGAATGAAATGGTTTTTATCATCAAATGAAAAAGCTGAAGCAATTGTTGCTAATACATTTACAACGAAAAAAGAACTTGAACCTTATCTAAAATATGCATCAGAAAATAAAATTGATGTTACAATTTTTAGAATGGAAAATAGGTTTGGCAATATTCACAGTGTTCCTGATTCCACAATTAATAAAATGTTATCAAGGTTTCAATCAATTTCTGGAGAAATAATAATTAAGGAGAAAAATGTATGATTTTAGCGCAAGATTATTTTGAGGAAAACAAAAACAATTATTTTTATTATTTCAATGTTCCTTCTGATTATAAGACTGTATTAATTGAAAAGAAAAGTATTTTTCTAATAGCAAAATATAATTTTACTTTTTTGTTTAGAAATCCTGACAGTAGTTCAAAAAGGCTTAAGAAGCTTTTTAGGCAGGTTCTTAAAAATGCTCCATCTGATTATTATATGTACAAGGTTATGTACAATTATGATGGAGAAAAAATTAAATGGGTAGTGACTTCAGTCGAAAATTGGGGAAATGGAGAAATGAAGGCTGAAGCGTTTTTTAATTTCACAAAAATGAATCATCTGCCAATTCCAGAAATAATGACAGGAAACTGGGTGTTCAATACACTAGGTGAAAATTCTAAAAATGGGATTTTAGATGTAAATGATGGGTTTAACGATTTTTCAACTAAATATGGACATAAAATAATTCTTTTGAAGGTTTAATGAAATTAAATTCAAAGTTTTTTCTATGTACAATGATAATTGCCATTCTTTTATGTAGTAGCATAATTGTTGGTATGTATCAAGATAAAGTATACCATCTTAATCAAAAAATATATGAACTGCAAGAACAAAATACACATTATAAAGATGTATATAGTTTAGCAAATCATATAAAAAGTGTAAATACAGACATAAATGATTCTGAAGCCTTAATGATGGCAAGTGCCTTTTATGATGAAGCCGATTCTGTAAAATCTGGAAGTGATTTTGCTTTGCTTCTTGCTGCAATGGCTGAGGCCGAGTCTCATTATAGAACTGATAAAATTTCATCCGCTGGAGCAAAAGGACTATGTCAAATAATGCCAGCAACAGGAAAAGAATATGCTAAGAAGAATGGAATAAAATTTTCAGATGATTCTTTGTTTAATCCGCAATTTTGTATAAAATTACAAGCTATAATTATGAAAGATTTGCGAGATGAACATGGACTTTCTGCGGCTTTGGTAGCATACAACGGCGGCCCGAAACACGCAAAGAATTATGAAAAGGGAAAGAAGGATGCTATTCCTACTGAAAGTATAAATTATATTCAGAAGGTTAAACTTAATTTAGAAAAAATCACAAAGTAATTTTTTATGAATTCAGGATTTTTTAAAGTCCTGAATTTTTGTTATATTTGTAATATCTTTTGATGAGGTTATTTATATGAAAATTAATTGTTCTGGAAGTTTAGTTAAGTATCAGTTGACTGTTAAAAATCTTAATGTTTTTGCTAAAATTGGTATAAAGACAAAAGAGTTTGGCGCAATAAATAAAATGCTTGATCCTCTGAAAGCAGCTGGTGTTGAAGAAATTGATAAGATTTTCACAGCTGATGCTGCATGGTCAAAGGTTCAGATACCTTTGGACCAATACAATCTTGAACTTAGTGTTGATTTTGGAGTAGCCGATACATTTACAGGAAAACTTATGTCAGTTTCTGTAATCAAGAAACATATTGCTGAAGGTGCTACTAGTACAGAATATACATTTGAATTTGAAAAGGATGCTGCAAAAGAAGACTTCAATTTCGTTATTCCATATCTTAAGGCCAAGGTGGCTGAGGATATTCCTCAAGATTCTAAGAAACATAGAAAGCCAAAAATGCTAACGGCTACTTTTCCAGTAGAAATTTATGACAATAATGATGCAAATCAGACAGAATTGAAAATTTAATTAAAAATAGGTTGATGTTTTTTAAATGATGGAGTCAAAGAAAAATGACTCCTCATTTTTATAAATATAACAATATATTGTATAGTATTAACATAAACATCAACAAAAGAGGAAAATGATGTTCAAAAATGTAATAAAAAGAGATGGCAGACGCCGTAAGTTTAATCCAAGTAAAATAATTTTAGCAATTAAAAATACTTTAGTTGAAACTAAAGAAAAGGATCCAAAAGATGAATTGCTAGATCATTTGGAAGAACGGGTTGAGGAAGAACTTGAAAAGAAGGGATATAAAGTTCCTTCTGTTGAGCAAATTCAAGATGAAGTTGAGAGAGTTTTGATGCTTCATGGTCTTACTTCTACGGCGAAAGCTTTTATTGTTTATAGAACAACAAGAGATAAGGCAAGAGAAGAGGCAAATTTTCTACTCGATTATAGAAATTTAATGGATTCATATCTTAAACAAAATGACTGGAGAGTAAAGGAAAATTCAACAGTTACATATTCTCTGGGCGGTCTTATTCTTGGAAATTCTGGCGCAGTTACTGCAAATTACTGGCTTAATAATGTCTATGATAAAGAAATTGCTAAGGCACATCGTAATGCTGATTTTCACATTCATGATGCCGCAATGTTAAGTGCATATTGTGCAGGCTGGTCATTGAAACAATTGTTGCTTGAAGGAATTTCTGGAGTTCCTGGGAAAATTTCTTCCAAGCCAGCCAGTCATTTATCAACACTATGTAATCAGATTGTTAACTTTTTAGGAATAATGCAGAACGAATGGGCAGGAGCACAGGCATTTTCTTCTGTTGATACATATCTTGCACCATTTGTAAAAATCGACAATCTTACACAAGATCAGGTAAAACAGGAAATTCAAAGTTTAATTTTTGGATTGAATACACCAAGTCGTTGGGGAACACAAAGTCCATTTACTAATTTTACATTTGATTGGACTGTTCCTAATGATTTGGCAGAACTTAACTGTATTGTTGGCGGCAAAGAACAGGATTTTTGCTATAAAGATTGCAAGAAAGAAATGGATATGGTGAACAAGGCATTTCTTGATGTTATGAATGAAGGTGATGCTAATGGAAGAGGATTTCAGTATCCAATTCCAACATATTCCATCACAAAGGAATTTGATTGGTCAGAATCAGAAAATACAAAATTACTTTTTGAAATGGCCGCAAAAACTGGACAGCCTTATTTCAGTAACTACATCAATAGTGATATGAAACCTAGTGATGTTAGAAGTATGTGTTGTAGGTTGCGTTTGGACCTAAGAGAGCTTCGCAAGAAGTCAGGCGGCTATTTTGGCAGTGGAGAAAGCACAGGATCTATAGGTGTCGTAACTTTAAACCTACCAAGAATAGGATATCTTGCTGAAAATGAAAAAGACTTTTATGTAAGATTGGATAAGTTGATGGATATAGCAGCAAGATCACTAGATATTAAACGTAAAACTGTTACAAAATTCATGGAAGAAGGATTGTATCCATATACTAAAAGATATTTAGGTTCATTTAAAAATCACTTCAGCACAATAGCTACACTCGGAATGAATGAAATGTGTCTTAATGCTAAGTGGATAAAAAAGGATATTTCTTCTGCAGAAGGTCAAAAATTCACAATTGATGTACTTAATCATATGCGTACTCGCCTTTCTGATTATCAGGAAAAATACGGGGATCTTTTTAATCTGGAAAGTGCTCCAGCTGAAAGTACAAGTTTAAGACTTGCATTGCATGATAAGCAGACATATCCTGATATAATTACAGCAGGAAAAGGAAAAGATGTTTATTATACAAATTCTTCCAATCTTCCAGTGAATTTTACATCAGATATATTTACTGCTTTGGATCATCAGGATCCTATTCAGACATTATATACTTCTGGGACGGTGTTTCATTCATATCTTGGAGAAAAGCTTCCGAATTGGAAAGCCGCTGCTAATCTAGTAAAAAAGATTGCTGAAAATTATAAACTTCCATATTTTACATTGTCTCCAACTTATAGTATATGTTCTAAACATGGATATATAAATGGGGAAGAACATACATGTCCTATATGCGGACAAGAAACAGAAATATGGTCAAGAATTACAGGATACTATAGACCAGTTAAAAATTGGAATATAGGAAAAACTCAAGAATTCAAAGAAAGAAAAACTTACAAAATCTAAAATTAATTTTTTTTATTTTTCATCAGGATTGTCCACACGGGCAGTCCTTTGTTTTTCTAGAGTTTTTTCAAATTTTTCTCTAGATTGATGCATATAATTTTTAGAAACATACATTCCGGCTGAAGTAAGAATAGGAACTAATGCGCAAAATACAGAACTCATGTTAGCAAAGTCAGAACTAGGAAGAAGTAAAAATTTTATAGAAAATGCTACAAGAAGGATATTAGTAAGACTAAGATCTCCGTTATCATTTAAAAGTCTAAAAAATTTTAAAATTCTTATAAATATATTTTGCTTTTTCATTATTATATTTATATAAATACAATATGGATAAAGTAAAATTAGTTCTTGTTATAATAATACTTGCTGTATCTGCCTTATGCATATACCAATACAATTCTTCATATACTAATAAAAAAACATATCAATCTGAAAAAGTTAAAACTGAATTGGAATATCAACAAAAAATAAAGAATTTTTCTTATCATTATGATTCATTAAATTCTGTTTATACATCTTTATTAAGTAAATACAATTTTATAGATTCTGCAAGCAAAATTAAGAAAAATGATACAAAAATATATGAAAGAGTAATCTATAAGGATAGTATTAAAGAGGTTTATATTGAACATTCTGAATACGAAAAGGAAATGGAAGCTAAAATAGTGGCTCTTGAAGATTCTCTTTCAAAAAGAACTGATGTGAATGTTGTTAAAGATTCAGTTATTAAATATGATACAGTTTATGTAAAAGAAAAAGAAAAAACAGAAAGTGTAAAGAAAACTGAAACAATTGTAAAAGAAAAGAAATTTAATATATATGCTGACGGAACGTTCACTATTGATAAAAAATTAAATACAGATTTTGGAGCGTCAGCTGGTGTTGATTATAAGGTTTTGGGGCCAGTATTTTTGGGCGTAGAAGCTTCCAAAAAGGGTTTTTCAAATTGGACAGATGGATATTCAATAAAAGGCAAAACTGGCCTTAGACTTCAGTTTTGAGGAAAAATGAAAAAGTACAAAGCAATAATAACAGAAAAAGAACTTCAAGAAATTTTAAGCATTACTCAACATCATATAAAAGAAGATTGGACAAATGAAGATGTTAAACATGTGGCTTTAGTCATAATAAGAAAATTTGCAAATGAAGTAGATAAATTAGATAGAATAGCAAATAGGGAAGTAAATAATTTTGCAATAGTTAATGACATATATGACATAAAAGAATTTAAAGAAGCTGTAATGCAAGAAATAGCAAAAGAATTACAATAGGAGATGGAATATGAAAAAGTATATGGTAGTTTTAACTGAAGATGAAATGAAAATTCTTAAAGAAAACAGGATTAATTTAAACAGAAAAGTTTCATTGGATGAACTTACTGATATGTCTTCGGATGAAGCTTTGACTATAATTAAAAATTATCTTTATATGGATATTGATGAAATGGACAAAGAAGAACTTAAGAATTTTGAAGATACAATGGAATCTTTTGCATATGACAGAGGATCATTTGCTGCATTAGTGAAAAAATATATTAAAGAGCATGATGATGAAACCGAAACAAGATATTCTGATGGCAGAGGGACTCCTTTATTCAATTTGCAGAAAAAATGTTTTGAAAAAATGAAAGAGGCCGCTGCTAAAAAACCGTCAGAACCCATTGAATATTCAGATGAAGATTCAGATGAAGAATGGCGAGTTGTAAGTCAGATGCCTCATAGGGAAATCTGGCAGAATACAAAGACTGGTAAAAAGAAAGTCATCTATATTGATTAAGAGGAAAAAATGATACCAAGTCAAAACTGCATTAACATGATTAAGATGTTTGAAGGTTTCAGGGCTAAACCTTACAAATGTCCAGCTGGTGTTCCAACAATAGGATACGGTTCAACGTTTTATTCTAATGGGAAAAAAGTTACACTTAAAGATAAACTTATCACAGAGCAAGATGCAACGAATTTACTTACAACTGTGGTTACGAATTTTTCTTCTGGAGTTAGTAAACTGCTAAAAATTCAAGTTACACAAAATCAATTTGATGCACTTGTAGATTTTGCTTACAATGTTGGAATTGGAAACCTTAAAAGCTCAACTTTGTTAAAAAAAGTAAATGCAAAGAATTTTTCTGGTGCGGCATTAGAATTTATAAAATGGAATAAAGCCGACGGAAAAGTTCTTCCTGGGCTAACTAAAAGACGTACAGCTGAAAAGGATCTTTTCATTAAATAGAAAAAATTAAGATAAAGAAAAATAGGCAGAAAAATAAATTTGCCTATTTTTATTTTTTATAAAAATTTTATATATTTTAATCGTTCAATAATTCCACCTTTTAATGAGGAGTATGTATAACGATTTCTAATATATATTTATATGATCACAAGAGCTTTTGAAATACGATTATATCCTACCAATGAGCAAAAAGTTAAATTAAATAGAACTTTTGGGGCTTGTAGGTTCTTATATAATTGTACATTATATACTCAAAATGAATATTATAAAGAGCATAAAAGCTCACCAAATCAATTGGAAATCGTTAAAAAACTCAAAAATGATAATGTCTGGTTAAAAGAGATAGGTTCTCAAGCTTTATGTCAGTCTATCTGGGATCTAAACAAAGCATATAAGAACTGGTGGAAGTCGTTAAAAGGTGAATCTAAACAACAATCTAAAGCTCCAACTTTTCATAAAAAGAGTGGAAAACAGTCTTTCAGAGACTGCGAGATGAGAAAAGATTTCTTCAAATTAGTAGATATTGAAAATCGGAAGATATTTATACCTAAGATAGGAAGCGTAAGTTTTAGACAAGGATATGATTTTGAAAAGTATGACATAACTAAAGTACATAATATAACCGTAAAAAAGAGTAAAAGTGGAAAATACTTCTGTTCCATCTGTGTAGACTGTAAAGATCCAGTTCAGCTTGAAAAGAATGATAACGTTTATGCTTTTGATTTAGGTATAAAGGACTTCTTGATTGATAGTGATGGCTGTCTGATAGAAAATCCCAAATATTTTAGAGTTTCGGAAGAAAAACTAGCTCGTAGCCAGAGAAAGCTATCGAA